ATTTCCTTTTCTAACCCACAAAACACCTCGATCGCCCACGATCAGGCTGGATCGCCTTGAACAACTTTGAAAAAGATTTGATCGACTCTATTCAGGCTCAATCTGAATTAGGAGGTGTGAAAACACCGCGTATTCACTCTCCTTTGAATGATTTGCCGTCTAAAGGTCAAGAAATGATCGATTTTGCAGCTGAGATCGGTATCCCATTAATGGATTGGCAAAAGTTCGTGGCTATTCATGGTCATAAGGTCAAGCCAGATGGTAGGTGGCATCATTCCGAGGCTGGACTTTTGATCGCACGCCAAAATGGTAAGTCCACATTTATGATGCTTAGGATCTTGACCGGCATGTATGTCTGGGGAGAAAACCTACAGCTATCATCAGCTCATAGATTAACTACATCACTTGAAACATTTAGACAGATGGTTAGCCTTATTGAGTCAAACGATAAATTGGCAAGTGAAGTAAAAAAGATTAGATGGCAACATGGTGCTGAGGAAATGGAATTAAAGGGTGGTCGCAGGTTTGTGGTAAAAGCAGCCAACAATGCTTCTCGCGGAATTTCAGCGCCATCCACAATTCATCTTGATGAGTTAAGAGAATATAAGGATGAGGATGCTTGGTCATCAATGCGTTATACCATGATGAGTTCGAAAAATCCGCAGGTTTGGATTTACAGTAATGCTGGAGATCAGCATTCTGTGATCCTTAATAAACTAAGGGAGCGTGCATTAGCAGCCAGCACGAATCCTTTAGATACGATAGGTTGGTTTGAGTGGAGTGCCGAACCTGATTCGCCAATTACCCTTCCGTCGGGTGAAATCAATTGGCCAGCATTCGCTCAAGCCAATCCGTCGCTTGGAACTACAATCCATCCAGATAACTTAAAAGCAGTTATTAATGATCCACCGGATATTGTAAAAACTGAAGTATTATGTTTGTGGGTCGATACAATCAATTCAGCTATTGATGTTCAAAAGTGGAATTTATGCCAGACTGACCCAATACCATTAGACCCTGACAAAGAAACATGGTTTGGATTAGATTTAAGCCCAGATCGTAAATTTGGCGCTTTAGTGGCTACTCAAAAACTACCGGGCGAAAAATTCAATTTAGTTTTACTTCATACATGGTCAAACGATTATTCAATCAATGATTTAGCGGTTGCAAACGATATTGCACCTTATGTAAGAAAATATAATGTTCAGACTGTCGCTTATTCCAAAAGGACTGCACAAGCCGTCGCAAGTCGGTTAGTTCCTGCTGGAATTCCCATTACAGATATGGATGGGGCGATATACGCTGAATCATGCGATCGATGGTTAGGCGCAATCAATTCCCATCGATTACAGCATGGGGGTCAGGAGGAACTGACCCAACAAACACTTTCCGCTGCGAAACTGCCCTATGGGGATGGGTCATGGATCATCGGACGGCGTGCAAGTAGAGTGGCAGTTTGTGCAGCTGTCGCATCTGCTTTGGCAACCTATTTTGCAACACAAGTAGAAACGGAAGTTGATATTCAAATAGCATAATATATTGACTTTATGGTATATTATATGCTAATGGGATTATTTGATAGATTTAGAGCAACGCAAGAAAATCCAGTTGATGTAGCTGCATCACTCTCACCTTACAATGCGCAACAGTTAGTTGGCGGAATTTTATTTGGAACAACAACTGCAACTCGCGAACAGTATATGGCCATCCCATCTGGAGCACGCGCTAGAAATATAATTTGCTCAACAGTTGGTTCGCTTCCTCTCGAGCAATACAATCATTTTACAAATGAACACATAAGACCAAATCGTGTAATTATGCAACCAGATCCAAGAGTTGCAGGTTCAGCAATTTATGCTTGGATCGCTGAGGATCTTTTACTTTATGGCGTAGCTTATGGAATGGTAATGGATGCTTATGCTGCAACTGATGCTTCAAGAATTAGAGCATGGACAAGAATTGCTCCTAATAGAGTATTTGCATCATTAAATGGTAATTCAACAGAAATTGAGTATTACACAGTTGATGGTAAGCGAGTGCCACCATTTGGTTTAGGTTCATTAATTGTATTTAACGGATTAGATGAAGGAATACTAAATCGTGCAGGTCGCACAATTAAAGCAGCAGCAGAATTAGAAAAAGCAGCTGAAATGTATGCTAAAGAGCCAATGCCACAAATGGTATTAAAATCAAATGGCACAAATTTAACTCCAGAGCGTATAACAAAATTATTAGAATCATGGAAAGCATCAAGATCAACAAGATCAACTGCATTCTTAAATGCTGATGTTGAATTGCAAGCATTAGGTTTTGATCCTGCCAAACTTCAACTCAATGAAGCTCGTCAATACTTAGCTTTGGAAATTAGCAGAGCATCCGGTATTCCAGCATCATTTGTATCTGCTGAAACTACATCAATGACTTATTCAAACATGACAGCCGAAAGAAAAGCACTTATTGATTTCTCATTACGACCAATTTTAACTGCAATTGAACAAAGATTATCTCAAGCCGATTTTTGCCCTAATGGTATTGAAACTCGATTTGATATTGATGATTTCTTGCGTGGTTCAGCATTAGAGCGTGCGCAAGTTTATGAAATCCTAAACCGCATTGGCGCGATGAGCGTTGAGCAAATCCAAGAGGAGGAGGACTTGATTCGATGAAAATCAATTTCCCAATAACACTAACCGCAGCCGATAGCAAAAGGCGTACCTTAACTGGTCGCATTGTAAGCTGGGATGAAAAAGGCTTTACCAGCGCAGGCGCAACAGTATTCGAGAAAGATAGTATTGATTTCTCAAAGCCAATTAAATTATTACTTGAGCATGATCGCACTCGACCAATTGGAAAAATGATTGATGTTACAGCTGACGATCAAGGCATTGAAGCAACCTTCAAAGTCGCAGCAACTATTGCTGGCGATGATTCTTTATTAGAAGCAGCTGAAGGTTTAAGAGATGGATTTAGCGTTGGTGTAAAAATCAACGAATGGAAAAATGAGGAAGGCGTGCTACGCATTCAAGCAAGTTCCTTGCAAGAAGTTTCACTAGTAACCGAACCAGCAATTGATTCTGCAAGAGTGGCTGAAGTTGCTGCAAGTGAAACACCAAAGAATTCCGAAGCAACCGCTGAGGATACAACAACACAGGAGGACAAAGTGTCAGAGATTACATCTGAAGCTCCTATCGCGACCGAAGCGGTAGAAGCGGCACAAGCTCCAGTTGTAACTGCTCAATACATGGCTTATACAAAGCCACGCATTGACACAAATGTTACAGCAGGACAATACTTAAATGCACAGGTTAAAGCATTGGCTGGAGATACCGATGCACGCGACTTAGTTGCAGCATTACAAATTGCAACAGTTTCAGAAAACACAGGAACTGTTCCACCAAATTACCTACGCGATGTAATTGGCGTAATTGATTCATCTCGCCCATTTATCGATTCAATCGAGCGCGCTCCACTTCCAGCATCAGGAATGAAAATTTTTACTCCAAAGTTAGGTGCTCAAGCAACTACAGCATTAACTGCTGAAGGTGTAGAGTTTTCATCAACTGACACAGCTGTAACATTCCAAGAGGATACAGTTGTTAAGTTTGCTGGTGCAAACATTGTAAATGTCGAGCTTTTTGATCGCTCAGATCCGAGCTTTGCAGATTTACTTGTACGCGAGTTGGCTGCATCTTATGCACAAAAGACAGATGCTTATGCTGCAACAATCGCAGCTGATGGTGCAGATACTTCATCTGGAACATCACTTTACAAAGCAATTGCACAAGGTATTGCTGATTCTTATGGCGTTATGCGCTTCACACCAAACCGCCTATTAGTTGCAACATCAGGTGGATATGAGAATGTTGATTTTGCAAACATTCTTGGTGCAGTAGATGGTTCAAACAGACCATTATTCGCAGCTGGCGGATCACTACAAAATGCTGGTGGTCTAGTAACTCAAGGATCAACAAACGGAACAGTTGCCGGTCTTGATCTAGTTGTAGATCCAAACTACACAGGTAACACAGGTGGAACAAAGGTTGCATTGGTATATCCATCAGCAGCTATGAGATTCCATGAGTCAGGCACAATTGAACTTCGTGCCAATGTTGTAGCCAATG